ACCACCAACTAAACTATCTAACATAACTACAACTTCGTCATAAGTAATGTTGTCTAATGGCCTGTTGCCAAAACTAGACAATGATTTTGAATTAGTACCCCAATTTACATATATTCCAAATTTTCCCTTCCTAAGAATTAAATCTTCCTCTCTATATTTTCCCAAAACAATAGATGCTTTCTTTTCAAGGTCAACCACATCTGTAATGTTATACTCTCCTTGTTTTAATTTATTCAAGTCTATATCCTTTTTAACGGGTTTAAAAGTGACCTCTTCTTTACCATTATTATTCTCAGTGCACTTGATAACAGGTCCATGTTTACCAATAATATAAGAATGTGTGTCATCTATTATTATCTCATGTTTTCTCTCATCTGTCAACCCCTCTAATAGTAGTTTCATTTCTACTAAACATTGACTACATAATGTATGCCATACTACATCACCCTTTGATATTTTATCTAATTCGGATTCCATGTTACTGGTATATTCATAATTAAACAATTTATCAAAATGAGTACACAAAAATTCCATTACTATTATACCTAATGGTTGAATGACTAATTTACCTTTTTCGTTTCCAAATTCTCTGTTCGTTTTGGTTTCTGTTATAGTTTCGTCATGTAACTCAAAATCTCTACATGATACTTGTACGCCTTTTACGTCTTCTTTTTTCACATATCCGCGTTCTTGAATTTTATCGATTAATGTAGAAAAAGTGGAGGGTCGACCAATACCATTTTCTTCTAGAAGTTGCACTAATTTGGCTTCGGAATAATGCTGTTTCAGTTTGGACATGGTAACGATGGAAGTAATTTTCTTGAAAGTGATGGAATTATTTTGTTTTGTTTGAAGCAAATAATGGTATTCCTTGTTAGAATTTTCTTCCGATTTTTCCTTTTCTTTTGATTTATTCGCGACTATTTTCCAACCAGGAAAATCGATGATTTCACTGGTATATACATATTTATAGCAATCGATAGCATTTACGTTAGCAGTTATTTCATAAAATTCTGCGGGAGACATGCAACTTTCTAAGGATGTTTCCCAAATTAATTTATACATTTTTCTCTCTTTTAGAGATAAATCTACATCTTCTGGTAGTTCTCTCATACGAATATAAGTTGGACGAATAGCTTCATGGGCTTCTTGTGGAGGGGGTGATTTTACTGGCGTTTTAGTTGTTTTTGATTTTGTTTTAGTTTTTTTTGGATTAACTACTTCGACTGCTGCTGTAGTAGTAGTTTCAGTAGTAGCAACACTACTATTATTTGCTAATAGTTCGATATTAGAACTGATATAGCTATCTTTATTATACGTTTGAACAATATACGTCTTTACCGAATCTATAAATTCCTTACAATATTTTTTACTATCTGTTCGCATATAGGTAATGTATCCAGCTTCATAAAGAGTTTGACACAATTTCATAGTTTCTTTTGGTGATATGTGCATATCATTACTCGCCAATTGTTGAATTCGTGAGGTAGTTAATGGTTGAGGTGGTTGTTTATATACTTTGATAGGTTCAGTTCTGCTATAAATATGTTCAAAATCATTTGATTTTTCTAGAAAGTCAGAAACCTGCTCTTCTGTCTCAAAATGTTTATTCAATAAAAATGGAATGCATTTGTTACCGAAATAACCAGTGGTATTATATATTTTTTTTCCAGGTGATTTATTAATATCTTGTTGGTTGTCATAGACGAGACGTAATGCGGGGGTTTGACATCTACCAGCAGATAAACTATTTTTTGAATTTTTTGATATATATTTCCATAATAAAGGGGTAATGGTAAATCCCACAAGTACATCTAATATTTGACGGGCTTGTTGTGAGTAAACTAAATTCATATTAATGGTAGTTGGATAATTTATGGCGTGGTTTATTGCCGATTCTGTTATTTCATTAAATATTATGCGTGTTGTTGTTTCAACTGGTAGACCAAACAGATCACAAATATGCCACGCTATGGCTTCTCCCTCTCGATCACCATCCGGAGCCAATATTACATGATCCGCTTTCATTATTTCATTTTTTAAAAACGCAATGTGCTTTGTTTTTTTTGGGTCGTCAATAATGTTAAATTTTGGTTCAAAATTATTTTTAATATCAATTGCCTCCAATGATGATAGTTGCCGTAAATGACCAAAACTAGCAACACATTTATATCCAGGTCCTAAAAATGATTCTATTTTTGCACATTTTGCTGGAGATTCGACGATTACCAATGTGGTGGTTGTTTTCGTATAACTTTTTGACATTTTTGAATATATTACATCTAGTAATATATTTAAGTGTTTTTGTTTGAACTTCCTATAGTATCTTCTTATTTTAACTCTAGAAAGTGATACCATGAGAGAAAAAGCTTTACAATGCTCCATTATATGTGAGCCTTTTTGAATTCATTCCATGAAATTTTAATGGCCTCTCTAGGTGGTTCTAGAACCTTGTTGTCATGTTCCTCATTTAATTTGTCAGCCTTTTTTAAAGCACTATCGACATACATTTCCTTTAACAAAGTTCCGACAATAAATGCACCTTCATGCTGATCAATCTCCCCATCTTCAATACGTCTTAGAACATTTAAAAACTTATTTAGGATACTCAGGTCAATCTCGTCCTTCTTGATTTTGTTGTAAATGTCCGTATAATAAGTAAATAAAAAGGTGCATTCTGTCATGCTTTCTTGGTTAATCTTTTCCATATCATTCTTATATTTAGCCTTCATTTTAAGCAATGCGTTTATATCATTTTGAAGTAGGTGACTATGTTTTAGCTCACGTATTAAATCAGTCACATCTTCCACATTATTAGCTTTTATCATTTTTTGTAAATGTAACCGCGCATTGTCGTCCATATAAGTAATTAAGAATTATTATTTTTAAACCTTTTTCATATAAAATGCTTAATTTTTATTGGTTGATCGATTGATCGATTGATTGTTTGTAAAAATTTGCAAATTATATAATATATAAATAATGTATACATGGGATTAATAGCACCTCCTACTACATATGCAATGAGTGGACCAACCCCAAAGGCGTCAGCAATGATAAATAGCAAAGCGGACGCAGTCAAATTAAATACGTTAAATAAAACAGCTGGTGGCAAAAGACGTAGACGTAGAGGTGGTGCTTCAACATTAATAGTTCCAATATTACCTACTTCTTATAAGAGTACTGGACCAGTGGATAATACGAAAGTAACCACTGGTATTTATGCAACTAGTGCAAATTCAACAGCACAATCAGCATTAGATAAAGCTGCAGCACCTGCTACTATGCCAGTTAAAGGAGGTAGTAGAAAGGGTCGAAAATCTAGAAAGTCGAGAAACTCGAGAAAGACGAGAAAAACTCGTAGACATAGAAAGTAAAAGAAGTAAAATATATCAAAACAAAACATAAACAATATGTTTTGACATATTTAGAATTATATATGAATAATATAAGTTAGTTATATGCCAAAAGGAGTAGACTGGATATATTTTACATATGTAAATTTGGGATTTATTGCATTAATAGTATCCATGTATTATTTCAGTGCTCTAGCAGATATCAAAGCAAATTGGCCTCTCTATAGATGCAATCCAATATATATGCCATTGTCCGATGATATAGAAAAAGATTTTACTTATTGTGTTCAAAATATGCAGACTGATTATATGGGATATTTGTTGCAACCATTAACATATATTACATCAGGATTATCGCAGATGGGTGGTGATTTTACGGAGTCGTTGAACGACTCCAGAAATATGTTGGCAAATATAAGGAATTTTTTTACATCCATAATCCAAAATATTTTTGGCGTATTTTTAAATCTGATCACTGAGTTTCAAAAAATAACCATTGGTATTAAAGATTTAGTCGGAAAACTAATCGGAATTATGGTTGTAGTCATGTATGTGATGGATGGATCAATTAAGACCATGCAGAGCACATGGAATGGTCCCGCAGGACAATCCGTAAGAGCCCTATCGGGAAATTGTTTCCATCCCAGCACGAGAATCAAATTAAAGACAGGAAAAGTGGTTAAAATGAAAGATATATTTTTAGGCGATATATTGGAATCTGGTAGCAAGGTAATTGCTACTATGCAATTAATCAAAACAGAAACGGACAAACTATATGTGATGCCACATGGCGTAAATAACATTCCTATATATGTTACTGGATCTCATATGGTATTTAATAAAGCCACAAATAAATTTATAGACGTGCAACATCATCCTGATGCTAAGGAACAAACCCATGTCGAATGTGAGTATTTTAGTTGTCTCATTACAGATGATCATCATATACAGATAGGGCAACAATTGTTTTATGATTACGATGATGATGAAATTAGAGCAGCGATGTGATGCGATCCGTAGTCGAAGGATTACGAAGGAGTTGAATTTATTTTTATTTAGATTAGATAAAATAAAAATAAAAATAAATCAAAATAAAATCAATATTACTATAGTATAAGTACAAATACTATGAATATAGATGATAGTTCTAGTAAAATAAATAATATGTATCAAAATTTATCTTATTTCGACAATTATGGATCAAGTGTATTTATATTTATTGTCTTAATAATTATACTTTTCTTATCCTTTTCTTATTTTCAAGTGATGAATCAACTTAAGCCGATAAAGGATGACTGGGCTGCCAAAAGATGCAGTCCTAAAGTCATCCCATTTGCAGGACTAATCAATAAACCCGATAATATGTCCATAGTTGATTTTACTGGACAAAATTTTACCTATTGCATGCAAAATATTTTGACTTCTATAACTGGCGACGCAGTACAACCATTAACGTATATTACAGCAGGATTGAGTGAAATTTTCAAAGAATTATTTGAAGCGCTACAATTTATTCGAAATATGATGGCAAATATTCGTGCAAGTATGGCTAGTATCGCTAAGGAAATATTGGGTAGAGTTTTAAATATCATGACTCCTTTGCAAACGATTATTATTGCAGTGATGGATTCCATGCAGAAAATAAATGGTGTATTGACGGCAGGATTATATACCAGTTTAGGCACTTATTACGCCTTAAAATCCTTACTTGGAGCGATAGTTCAATTTATAATCATCATATTAATAATTTTGGTTGGACTAATTCTTGGTATGTGGATTCTACCCTTTACGTGGCCATTAGCAATGACCATGACAGCGGTATTTGTTTCTGTCGCCATTCCTATGGCGATAATAATAGGATTTATGACCGATGTATTACACGTTAGAACCGATTTATCCATTCCTGGAGTACCAAAGCCCAGTTGCTTTGATAAAAATACGAACATCCAAATGAATGATGGTAGTTTCAAATTTATTTCAGAAATTGAGGTAGGAGAGAGATTAGAAAATAATATTTTAGTAACCGCGAAAATGAAATTGGACGCAAAGGGTAGCATCATGTATAATTTAAATGGAACGATAGTTAGTGGGACACATACTATTAAACATGGTGATATATGGATGCCGGTTTCAAAATACCCTCACAAAATATTGGTTGAAAATTATGAAGAACCATATTTATATTGTTTGAATACCGAGACAAAAAGGCTACATATTAATGATTTTATATTTGTAGATTGGGATGAGCTTACTGAGGATGACATCAAGCAATTATCGAATACGGATTCAGGAGTTCAAGCAAAAGGTTCTACGTTTAAATCTACTTTAGATATACATAAATATTTAGACGGAGGGTTCGTTGAAAACACTATTATTACTTTATTGGATGGTTCAAAGAGAGAAATAAAGGATATTCAGATTGGAGATGTCTTGGATGGAGGTACCAGAGTGTATGGTTTAGTGGAAATTGAAGGTAAGTATCTTCATGAATTATGTGAGTATAATTTAGGATCAAATCGTATTTTGAAAGGCGGTCCAAATGTAAATGTATGTGATAAACAAATATCTTTTATAACAACCTTGGATTTGGATGAAAAGAGTCAGAAAAAACAAATACCAAAACAACCAAAATTATATCATTTATTAACAGATTACGAAAGTTTTTATATTGATAATATTAAATTCTATCATTACAATTCAACGATTGAGTTATTTTTAGATAGATATCGTGGAAAATTATTATCTATGAAATATGTATAATCATATGGAAATTACTATATTTGGTATGAAGTTTCG